AGGGGGCTACGCCCCCTTACACCCCCTAATTAATATTCAACAGGAAAACCACCTAATTAGAATTGCCGACCACAAACCGTCACTTACTTCTGCTTTTTAACAAACTTCCCCTTTTACTCATAAATATTCATTAAATTAATTAATAAACATCGTAATTCCGGGGAGGAGCCACTCAACTATATAACTAACTACACAGACGAATGGCTGAGTTTATGCCGCTAGACGGAGAACGCATCACACAGTGACTGCGAGCTGTCCTCGGGCGGGTGCTGAGGTGAGTGAAACCACCGAATCAAGGGGCAATTCGGGCTAGGACAGTCTAGCGGAACGGGCAAGTAACTTAATATTTTTATTACAGATGTCCGACTTTATTACTCCTACATATTCCAAACGTCAATTAAACCTTCAAATGGTTAATTGCTACGTTGGAATACACGACCTGCACTGCCACTGCAAATCTCCCCTACAACATATAATTAAACAAATTGAAGAACAAGAACCATCAATTAAAAAATGCCCAGATACTACTATCGCCGCTACTGGAAACCAAGATGGAGAAGACGCTATCGACCAATTTGGACCTGGAGAGCTGGACCGCCTATTCGCAGAAGACGACGCCGCCGTAGACGAAGGGTAAGAAGAAAACTTCCAGCTATACATTTAAAACAATACCAACCAAAATATATACATAAACTATGCATTAAAGGACTATTTTGTTTAATGCAAGTACATAAAGCTCATTATAACCACAACTTTAATGCCTATGCAAATACAACTACCAGAGAAGGACTCCCAAACGGAGGAGGATTTACAATTATTAGATTTACCTGGAATAGTTTATTTGAACTTCATGAAAAAGCTAGAAATGTATGGACAAAAAGTAACAAAAATATGCCATTGTTTAGATATACTGGATGTTGTATAAAAGTATATAGACCTGTTGATATTGATCTTGTACTAAATTTCCAAACCTGTTACCCTATGTGCTGTACAAAACTAATGTATACAGGTACTCAACCCAGCTTATTAATGATGAAACGTGGTTCAAAAAAAATTAGATGCAAAAACAATGCACCGAATGCCAAACCTTACAAAAAATTTAGATTTAAACCCCCAGACCAAATGTTAAACAAATGGTACTTTCAACATAATGAAAGCAATGCTGGACTAATACTTATACAAGCAGCTGCAGCAAGCTTTGATCATTATTACACTAGCCAATATGCAGAAAGCAGTTCAGTAACACTGTATGGTATTAATACACGAATTTTTCAAAACTTAAACTTTCAAACTCCTCCAACTTATGGTTACATGCCCAAACATAACTTTGGCTTATGGGCCTCTAATGGAGGAGACAATGTAGACAGCTTAATCTGGCTAGGACAATCTAAATTATACAACAGAGGCGAACAAATAGGAAAACAATCCACAGGAACCTGGATGGAACATTTTCAAAAGTACATGTCAGACGAAAAAAAATGGGGAAACCCATTTCACCAAGAACACATACACAAACAATGGGGACACTACTGGTACAGTACATTACCTCCATTACAAGCACTGCAAGGAGCAACAGACACCACTCCAATCGCAACAAAACTACACCCATTTACACAAGAAATGTTTTTAGAATTTAGATATAATCCATTTACAGACAAAGGCTATAACAATATATACATAAAACCTAACTTTACTTCAAACCTAATAGGAGAAAACTACGACCTAGGACCCCCAGATGATATAGATTTACAAAATCCAGGTTTTCCAAACTGGCTATCTGCTTTTGGATTTGAAGACTACTTAGTAAAACTAGGCAAAAAAAACCGAATACACGAAAATTACATGATATTCATAACAACAAAACATATACAACCCACAGAAACATACTATTTACTGGTAGACAAATACTTTCTACACGGAGACACAGAAGAACTTATAGGTAGAACAACCTGGGATAATGAACATTGGTTTCCAAATATAACACACCAAAGAGGAGCTTTTAATACATTAACACTATGTGCACCAGGAGCTCCCAAACTAGGCTCCACAAAATTAGCTGAAGCCAAAATTGAATACCAATTCTTTTTTAAGGTTGGAGGCTGTGCGCCACCAGTGGAAAAGGTTACAAACCCTGCAGAACAACCGACTTATGTTACACCAACTAATATCACTAACACAAATTCGTTACAGAGTCCAGATGAACCAATTGAAACGTTCCTCTACCAATTTGATTGGAGACGAGACCAAATTACTGAAAAAGCTGCAGACAGAATCAGTAAAGACTACTCAACTCGAAAATATTTATTTACAGATGCAGCAAGCAGTACAGAAGTCCCGTTCATCCAAACATACGAAAAAGAACTACAGTCGTCATCGGAGGAGGAAACCCAAAAAGAAACACTATTCGAGCAGCTCAACAGACAGCGAATCAAACAGAAGGACCTCCGAAACAGAATCCGACTCCTCCTAGCTCAAATACAACAATTAGAATAAAATACCAAAAAACAAAAATAAATTTATTTGGAACAACTCAACAAAACAGACGCATGACACCAAAAGAAAAGGCAGAGGAATTACAGGAAGCAAAAATATGGGACCACTATCCTAGAGACTATATTTTAGATATGCCTTACTATAAAAATATGCCTATAACACCAATTGTACCCCGCTTAAACTTTGAATTAAACTACAAAGATTAAGGCCTGCAAACTTCACTTGTCGGTGTCCATTTATTAAAGTATAAACTTAAATAAACATCCACCACTTCTCCCAAATACGCAGGCGCACAAGGGGGCTCCGCCCCCTTACACCCCCAAGGGGGCTCCGCCCCCTTAAACCCCCAAGGGGGCTACGCCCCCTTACACCCCCTAATTAATATTCAACAGGAAAACCACCTAATTAGAATTGCCGACCACAAAC